AAGTAAGTCTACGTGATGATAATAGAGAAAGTGAAAGTAACTGTTGGATGGCCGAAGATGCACTTGGATATCCTCATTGTGATACTGGAGATAATAAAAAGAATATTCTAATTGTAGATGACATTAACGATACTGGTGCAACATTCAATTGGATTATGCAGGATTGGCCTGCTGGGTGTTTACCTGACAGCCCAGAGTGGAATAATGTTTGGACTCATAATGTACGTTTTGCAACACTTACTGAAAATTTAGCAAGTGACTTTAGTAATGTAAGTTATACCTGTCACGAAGTAAACAAAGCAGAAGAAGATGTTTGGCTTGTTTACCCATGGGAAAATGTTGCAGACTATGCGTGATGATTTAATGGTACAACAACAGGTAGACAATGTATGGCAACATATGGTTGGTGTTATTTGTTTGAACTGTACAAACCGTAAACAAGTTAAGGCAGTACTACCTACATTCTTTACTAAATGGCCTACACACAAAGCATTTTTACATGCAACTAAGAATCAAATTGAAGACATTATTGCACCTTTAGGTATGCGAACGGTAAGAGCAAACAGACTGTATCGAATGAGTGAACAGTTTGAAGACTGGGACGGAGAAGATGCTACAGAACTATATGGCATAGGCAAGTATGGTAGTGATAGTTATGAACTATTTTATAAAAAAAGAGTGCCAGAAAATATTGGCGATCATGAATTAAAACGTTATGTAGAGGAAGAATTTTATGAAACCGTGGACTGATGTAGTAGTTGACACAAAAGACTTTACAGTTTACAAAGACGGATATCCTGTTACAGAAGGACATATTCTTTTTGTACCAAAAGAACAAACATGGCAGGATTTAAGTAAGTGTTTCGAAGCCGCATACAAATGGGGCTATGATTGGGTTGATCGCGGATATTGTGATGCGTTCAACATTGGACAGAATTGTGGAGAGGCCGCAGGTCAAACTGTTGACTATCCTCATGTACATCTCATTCCTAGGCGCAAGGGTGATATGGAAGATCCGCGAGGAGGAGTGCGTCACGTAATACCTGAAAAGGGAAACTATAGGAAAGGAGATTTATGTTGAAGGAAATCATGATTAGTGCGGCTAAAAAGCACGCCGAAGCAGAGATTGAATTGCATAAGGCTAACATCGAAGTCTACATGAGACAAGTAGTAGGTATAGGCGAACACAGCGATATTATCGAAACTATCCAAAAAGAGTTAGATGCTATGGCTACTGCAAGCGATAGACTAGAAATGCTTAATAAACATTTCAATGACTAAGAGAACACTATTTTTAGGAGATAGCCACAGTCACGGTTATGCCGAGATTGACGGCGAAGTAAAGTTCTGGCAGGAATATAACTATGGAGAAATTTACTCTAAATTAAATAATACTCCTGTGGCTATCTACAGCATTCCCGGAGGATGCAATAAAAAATATCCAACATGGCTAAAAGCCATGTTGAACTACTATGAAAATAATATATCAGAAGTTTTTGTACAAGCAACATATTGGAATAGATATCTAATTGCTTGTAGTAGAAATTTAGATGTAGGTGACGGTATTCAACCAGATCATTTTTCAAGAGGCCCAAAACAACCTGTTGCAAAGGATGATCCTGAATTAGTAGATAGATGGACTGATGAATTAGTTTCTGAAGAACATGCAGAACTAATTGAACAGTGCCGACCTGAGAACTTTGAACAGTTCAAAGGGTTTGAATATTCTGAAAGAAGAGGAATGACACATGACTGGGGTCCTTTTCAAGAGAAGTATCAATATACAAAGTTGTGGCATGAAAGTGCTACACATCTACAATATAGGGAATGGTGTGCTGATTACTTGTTAATGGATTTTATCTGTGCCAAGTTAAACATTCCCATGTATGTATGGTCTATTAATGATAGAGTGTTCATACCTAAGCATAAGAACTTTTATGGTGACTTTGCAGTAACTGGTTTTGCACCTATGAGTGCAGAGCAATTCATCTTAAAAGAACATAATATAAACATAGAAACAGACGAATATAGGTATGACGGAGAGCATTATACTACCGAAGTCCATGAAATAATTGCAAAAGATTACATAGAATACGTAAAAAATGCTTGACACAGACCTAAATAAAGTGTATAATATAACAATATTGGCAATCCACTGCCTTAACATCGGAGAACGAAAATGAGCAAAGTAGAACAAATAAAAAAGAAATTAGAAGATGCAGGTATTAGATACTGGGCAAATGATAATATTAGTGCAGTTCTTGAAGATGGTGATAAGCAACAATTAATTGAAGAAGCAATTCCTGCTTTTGAAAATGTGTTGCAGACACTATTAATTGATACAAAAACAGATCCTAACAGTCAGGATACAGCAAGACGTATGGCTAAGATGTATATCAATGAGATTATGTCTGGTCGTTATGATAAAATGCCTAACCCAAGTGCATTTCCTAACTACATTGAAGGTGGTTATGAAGGTATGCTTGTTGTGCGAAGCGAACTTACAAGTTTGTGTTCGCATCATCATCAGACTGTAAAAGGTGTTGCATACATTGGAATCATTGCAGGCCCTAAATTACTAGGACTAAGTAAATATACCCGAATTGCACAATGGTGTGCTATGCGAGGAACACTACAAGAAGAACTTAATGTTATGATTGCAGATGCAATTCAAGAACAAACAGGTAGTGAACACGTTGGTGTCTATGTACAAGCAACACATGGTTGTTGCGAAAATAGAGGTATTAGAGCAAAGAGTAGTTTGACACAAACAACTGTATTGCGTGGTGCTTTCAGCAAAGACCCTGCAACTAAGAAAGAATTTATCGATAACGTAAAACTGCAACAACAGTTTGCTTGTGGAGTATAATATGCCAGAAGTTTTAGAAAAACCTAAAGAAAAGGTTAAGCAACTCAGGTACTCCGAAGCATTTTATAGTGTACAAGGTGAAGGTAAATTTGTAGGAGTCCCAAGTGTATTCCTACGTACTTTCGGTTGTAACTTTCGTTGTATGAATTTTGGTACAGGTGAGAAAAAAGATCGTTGGACTTTACATAAAGAAGGCAAGCGATATAATGATGAAGTAAAGGACCTTATTGATAATAAAGTCCACGAAACTACAAAAGAGTTTAACGACTTGCCTATTGTACATACAGGTTGTGATACTTATGCAAGTATCTATCCAGAATTCAAACACTTCAATATGCTTAAAACAGTAGATGAAGTGGTTGAACATTTGTTATCACTTACTCCTAATGGTAAGTGGACACAAGACAATGGACAAGACATACACTTGATAATGACAGGTGGTGAACCTTTGTTAGCGTGGCAGAGGCTTTATATTGATTTGTTCGAACATCCACGTATGCGAGATCTAAAAAATGTTACATTTGAAACAAATACTACACAAACTCTATATCCAGAGTTCTTCCAGTATCTCAGCAATCAAGACAGGTTTGAAGTCACTTGGAGTTGTTCCCCGAAACTTGCAGTTAGCGGAGAACCTTGGGATACTGCTATTAAGCCTGATATTGCTTTGCAGTATAGTCGTGTTACTGGTAGTGACATTTATCTTAAGTTTGTTGTCGCTACTCAAGATGACTTTGATGAAGTTACGAGAGCTGTGGAGGCTTATAGAAATGCCGGGGTACAATGTCCGGTATATCTTATGCCGCTTGGCGGACGTTCGGAAGAATATAACCTCAATGTTAAAGAAGTCGCCGAAGCATGTATGGAGCGAGGTTGGCGCTTCACACCAAGACTCCACATTAGCCTATTCGGAAATGCCTGGGGAACCTAAGATTGATATGCCAAAAACACATTATAAAAATAAACAACATGAAAAAGCAATGAAGGCAGAGATAAAAGAAGATCCTTCCGATGCAATCAGAAAGGCAGGATGGTAATGCTAGATAAAATGAAAAAGGCTTTAGGTATAAAACCTAAAGAAGAAGTAAAACAAACACCAGAACAAGAAAGAAGAGCAGTTCTGGCAAAAGAAAAAGAAGCGGCTACAAAAGCAGGTAAGCCGTGGGTAGGCGTTTTAGACACACAAGTCAATCCTGATAATATTAAGAATGGTTTCTTTGAACTTGATTGGAATAATGAGTTTATTGAACAATTACTTGATGCAGGTTATTCAGGTGAAACAAACGAAGAAATAGTTGATGCTTGGTTTAGAACTATTGCAATGCAGGTTTTGGACGATCAAGGGGTTGACAAAAATCGCGAAATGGGTTATATTAATGTTAAACCATTAGATAAGGACAAGAGCGAAGTATCATGAGTACATATATCCTAGTAGACACAGCAAATACATTCTTCCGTGCTAGACACGTAGTACGAGGTAGCGTTGATGATAAAGTTGGTATGGCATTGCATATTACACTTAATAGTGTAAAAAAGGCATGGGCCGACTTTAACGCTGATCATGTTGTATTTTGTTTAGAAGGACGCAGTTGGCGTAAAGACTTTTATGAGCCATACAAGCGTAATAGACAAGAAACACGTGATGCAATGACTCCGCAACAAGCAGAAGAAGATAAAGTGTTCTGGGAGATATTCGATGAATTCAAAGACTTTATTGGTAGTAAAACTAACTGTACAATGATGCAACATCCGCAACTAGAAGCAGATGATCTTATTGCAGGTTGGGTACAAGCACATCCTAATGATACACACGTAATCATTAGCACTGACGGTGACTTTGCACAACTTATTGCTCCGAATGTAAAACAGTATAATGGTGTTAGTAATACTATTATAACACATGAAGGTTATTTTGATGATAAGAAACGTCAACCTATTATAGATAAAAAGACAGGCGAAGCAAGACCTGCACCTAATCCACAATGGATGCTATTTGAAAAATGTATGCGTGGTGATACAAGTGATAATGTGTTTAGTGCATATCCAGGTGTTCGTACAAAAGGTACTAAGAATAAAGTAGGTTTGCAAGAAGCATTTGCAGACAAAGATACAAAAGGTTACAACTGGAATAATCTTATGTTACAACGTTGGGTAGATCATAACGGTGAAGAACATCGTGTACTAGATGATTATCAACGTAATGTTGTGTTGTGTGATTTATCAGCACAGCCGAATGATATTCGTGACATCATTAATGGTGTTATTGAAGACCACATGACTCCGAAAGACGTACAACAGGTCGGCATGCGTCTTATGAAGTTTTGTGCTAAATGGGATATGCAAAGGATTGCAGAAAATGCAAAACTATATGCAGAGCCCTTAAACGCAAAATATCCCGACCAGGAGGCAACAATATGATAAAGGCAAAATCAGTACTAAAAAATAAGTTCTGGATAATGGAAGAAGATGGCAATAAGATTGGCACTCTACACCGTAATGAAG